AGCATTTCTACATCGAATTCGCTTCTTATTCCCAATCCACCCAAGCCCAGGCAGGAGTCGAACGTGTATACATCCTCATCGATGAAGTCCCTCCATACTCCATCTTTGAGGAAAACTACTCCCGTCTCATTTCCACAGGCGGCGACGTAATTATTTCCCTCACCCCAGCCCAGGGCGATGTCGACTGGATATATGATATGCTCTACACCCAAGCCCGACACATCTACCGCACCCCAGCCATCGTCAACCGTCACAAACAACTCAACGAAGACAAACCTCTCTACGAACACCACCCGAATAACAAAGACATCACCGTAATCCACTTTGCCACCGACGACTCCCCTTACCTCTACGAAATCTACAAACGAGAAGCCTCACCAGACCAGACCTACGACGACTTCATCTCCTCCCGCTTCTTTGTCCTCGATGACGAAATAGCCGTAAACATCAGACGTTACGGAATGTTCTCCTATGTTTCTGGCAGAGTGTTCAAAGAGTTCAATCCGTCAATCCACATCATCGACTCAATCCGATACTTCCCCGAAGGACTTCCCACAAACTACCGCTACTTCCGAACAATCGACTACCACCCTACAAACGACTGGGCGTGTGCATGGGGAGCAGTATCACCAACTAACGAAGTCTTCATATACGACGAACTCAAAATATCTCCCGAAACCAATACCCTATACGACATTGCACATCTAATCGCAAAGAAATCTTCCACTATCCACTTTTCCTGCGACCTCATCGACCCCCTTGCCCAGATAAAACAAATAACCACAGCTACCTCTCCTGTGGAAGACCTCAACCGTTACTTCCACCACTTCAAGCGACAGGGTATATGTAAAGGAGCATATTTCCGTTCATACGACACAACTACCACCAGAGGAAGGGACGAAATACGCCTACGCCTCAAGAACTCCATCACCTGTAAGACCCCGTTCAACAACACCGAAACCTCTATCATTCAACCCCTTCCGACCATCTGGTTCTTCTCCAACTGTAAATACACCATCGAGTCCATCCGTAACTGGTCATACGAAACATGGTCAGACCGCTCCGCCCTTCTCACTAAAGACATGAAGGAAAAACCACAGCAGAAATTCTCCCACTTCTGCACAGCACTTGAAGGAGCGATGAAAGAACGTTCTCTCACAACCCCATATTCTCCCATCACGACCCAGCAACCAATTACTAATCGAATAGAATACTTCAGGAGGGTGGCATAATAACGATGACGATAATGATAATGATAACCACAACTATAACTACAACGACAATAATAACGACAATCGATAGCAGGAGACACGCATGAGACGAAAACGACCACCAGTTCACGACATCCTCGAACATTCTCCCATCGTTAACCAGATAAACTCCGAACTCTCAACCTCTCAATCGAACAACAACTATATCAAAGACATCTACGAGCGAGGATTAGATGTAATAGACGGGCACAGAACCGATAAACACTACGAATGGCAATCAGACGTAGTAATCCCTGAATACTTCTCATCCTTCATCACCGAACAATCCCTCGTCTCCAACCAATACTTCTCCACCCGTGACTTCGTAGAAATCTACCTCGAAGGCGACAATCCAGAAGACAAACTCAAATGCGAAGCAGCAAAACGACTAATCAACAAACTTCTTAACCGCCGTGAACTCTACCACTACCAGAAACTCATGCGGGCATCTGCAATCCGTCAGCTCGCAGGTGTAGTCTACTTCCTATGTTGGTGGGAACAGGAAATAATCACAGTCCCAACTACCACTTCCGTCCCTCAAATCATTCCTTCACCCGACTTCACCCAACCACCACAATACACCGAACTACCACAAACCACTTTCAACGACTTTGTTCGCAAAGATTGCTTCAACTACGAAGTCCTCGACCCCCGCAACGTCTTCGTTTCCCCCGAATATACCTACTCCATCCAGGACAAACAATACGTAATCATTCGCCACGAGAAAGACCTCGCCTCTATTCTCTCCGACGCTGAACGCTGTAACTACTTCAATCTCGACAAACTTCTCGAACTCAAACCCCAGACCATCACCGACACCGCTTCCGAGTCCTACAACCGTGAACTCAACGCCTCATTTCCACCAACCCAACCCTCACCACTATTCGACATCTATGAACGCTATGGAAAATACTGGGCAGTAGTGAAGGAACGAGACGATTTCGGCAACCCCCTCCGCATATCCATCGGAGTCGACCTGTCAGGCAATCCTCTCGACAACGCAGAGCTCATCGAAACTGTTATAACCATAGTTCGCTCAGGTTCAACTTCAATCCTCGTTCGCTTCGACCCTCAACGAAACATAGACTCTCGCAACCGCCCTTACCGCCCTATCATCAGAGGTCTTTACTACATCCACCCTTCCCGTTCTGAAGGCATGACCGACACAACCCATTGCATCAACCTTCAGGAAGCAGTCAACGACACTATCAACATCTCCAATGACCGTGTAATGCTCGCCACCTTCCCAGCCTTCAAAGCCCGTAAATACTCCTTCGACGATATATCCGAACTCTACATCGCCCCAGACAGACCTCTCCTTCTCGACGACATCAACGACCTTCAGGAACTCAAAATCACCGACAACATTCAAGGAGCAATGGTGCAGACCAACCTTCTCATCAACCAGCTTCAGCAACTCCGTGCCATCTTCCCGACAACAATGGGCAACCTCGGAACTCTTAAATCCTCCATGACTGCCACAGCTGTTGCAGGAGCAGAGAACCGCACAGACATCCGCCAATCCTTCAAAGCCATGTGTCTCGAATACACCATGCTCACCGACTTTTATTGGATGATGTTACAGATGGCACATCAATACATGAGAGAAGAAACAGCAAGGGAAATATTAGGCGACCTTATCCGCAACTTCGACCCTGATGCCGACTACACCTACAAACCCGTAACTTCCGCCATCGAACAGGAACAGTCCAAACAGATGAAAATCCGCAACTACACTCAAATCCTCCAGACCGTCGCCAATATCAAACATCCCGACACAATCAAGATGGTTAACTACATTCTCGGAGAAATCCTCAAACTCATGGGTCAGGAATACTCCATAGTCCAGACCCAGCTCATGAACCCGCAACAACCCATGCAATACGGTAACCAAGCATCAGCACCAGAAGAACCTCCGACCTCCAACCAATACGGATTAAACATGAACCCTATCGACCAGATGATACGAGGAGTAAAAAAATAATGTCCGAACGAATAACAAAACGAAACGAAGACGAGATGACAAACGATATAATAAACAGCATAGGACAGCAGATGATACGAGGAGTGAAGAAGTGACCGTAACAATATACGATAGACAAAAACACACACTTGACAACCATCGAACATTTTTCTATTCTTTCTATAAGGAGCAATGATGACTGTAAAATACTTCAAGTCCGAAATACCGCAATACCCAACGACCTCTCCCATCGACTACATCCGAAACAACACATCTTACAAAAAGCAGTCCATCTCCATCCTATCTCAATACGAACCATTCTACCACGCATGGAACTCCAAACTCGGCAACCTGATTCTCAACTACTTCGTAACCCATCATGCCGAATGCTTAAAGAAAATAACGTCTTTTACCGCAGACGATAGAGATAAAATCCGTTACGAAGAAATAACCCAAATCCTGAAAGACATTTCAACCATCATAGACACATACGAAAGGGAGCTACGAAATATTGAAGGAAATATTGAAAACAACGAGTAACATAAACAACATAACCCCAATCCACCCTCTCCGCACTTCGCCTGTGGACAAGGGTAAAAAGGAGGAATAAATGGCAGAATACGAAAGTGCAGTAGAAAACCTTGAAGAACTAACAGAACTACCCGCATCCTCTGACGACACAGAGGATACTCAAACTCCCCCTCAAGATTCCCCTGCTCCGCCTTCAGACGATAATGCAGAAAAGTCAAGACTGGGCAGAAAGGTAAAGAACCTTGAGGAAACAATAGGGACTTTGACGAAACTCGTGGAAGAGCAGAAAAGGATGATGGAAATGTTGCTGTCAAACCGAACACTTCCACAACAGCAACAGGAACAGCCAGAAGAGGATGAAGACGAACTACCTGAAGTCCCAACAACGAAGGAAGATGTAGTTAAAATTCTCGAATGGTATGAGAGAAACAAAGAAAGACGAACACTTGAAACACGCCGTCAATACGAAACCGCTTACTCTCAAACCCTTATCTCGTTCCTGAACAAAGAAGACCCTTCAATCCGTGACGAAGTCCAGAAGGTATGGGCAGAGAAATACAATCTCGCCTTTACCAACAATCCCATTTACGACGCCGAAAAAGGGTATCTTCTCGCCAAGATGGAAGTGTTACAGCGTATGGCTAAACCAAGCAAATCAACTCCACAATATCCAACTACTTCTCCATCTTCCCCCTCGACCTCTTCTCCTTTAAACATCTCAAAGGAAGCCCTCGAACTTGCCCGTAATCTCGGTATGAACGACGAGGACATCAGGAAAGCCTTCGAATCTAATACCGTATTCGGCAAGCAGGGAATAATTGGAGGGAAAAAGAAGTGATAATATGGCTAACGACAAACAAACCACAAACTAATCGACTACAAACAACGAATCGAAGGAGGTAATCTATGTTTGAAGTAGTGAAAAACACAGAACTCGGCACAATATGGATGCCAGTCAACTACAACGTAACTCTATACGTAGGGCAACTGGTATACTGTCCGTCTGGCACCGACTATCTTGTTCCTCTTGGAGCGGCGAGCAATGCGGACACAGACAAACCTATGGGCGTAGTAGTTGCTACAAATAGACGCACTGCACTCTACAACGCAACCTACAAAACTAACTCCATCGCAGGAGCAACCACAGCCGCAACCCAGACAGCAGTGGAGAAACAGGCATCACAGGGAGCAATGTTTGGCGTGGGAGACCCTATCCCTCTCGTCCAGATAAAACTCATCGGACCACAGACAGAAGTCAAAGGACGTATATACAGTTCCACATACGGGACAGCTATAACCCCATTTAACCCACAGTCGGCAAGCGCAACAGGGCAGATTGTATATGTGTCTGAAGCATCAAAAAGTTCAGTAGCAGGCAACACAACCTTCTACTGCCGTTCAGGTGCAAACAAAGGTATATACCGTGTCCCATCTACTGTAGCCAACGCAAGTAACGTCACAACCAACACCTTTGCCACATACTTTCCTAACTCCGTAGCTACAACTGACTACTGGGTTAAGGCAAACGTAAGACAGGGGCTTTCCAAGATTCAGTTCGACACCTACTCCATGTGTGTATTGGCAGAAGAAACCTACTCAAACAACTACTACACAGTCCTCGTTGAAGAAGTCAATCTCGAAGAAGCTGGCAAAGAATATGTCATCTTCAGATTTGTATAAGGAGGTAAACTATGGCTAATCCAGTAACCTTACAGGAATTTGCATATTTGCTCGATAAAAACATCGACGAAGTTCTCAAAGACTACCTTGACCCTGTTAAGATGGTCTCTAAACAGCTATTCGGACAGAAGACCACCAACAGGCTATTCCTTCAGTCCGCATCAGTAGGAAGCTATCCCGACATCCCTGAATTCAACGGCAAGGTAGAATATCAGGGAATAGCCCCAGGGTTTCAGACAAGAGTGGAGACCCGTGAATTCGCAGGCGGTCTCATAATTGAACGCAGACTCATAGACACCGCCGAACACGATGAAATGAGAGATAGGCAGGAAAGTATGGCTCGTGCCCTTCAGAGAACAAAAGAGAAACGTGCCGCCAACGTCCTCAACTATGCCTTCTCCGCCTCGTGGGAATTTATGACCAACGATGAAGGTGTAGCTCTGTGCGGTTCTCACACAACCAAATCAGGTGTCCCTACCACAACAGGCTTCTCCAACTACGGCTCATCCGCTCTTTCCAAGACCTCAATCCTTGCCACAGCCGTTGCGATGATGAAGTTAAAAGATGACATCGGCGAGTATTTCGACATCATCCCTGACACCATCATCGTCCCTGTAGCTCTCTACGATGCCGCATGTGAGGCTGTAGGATATGACCCACGCTCTGGTGCAGAGTCCAAACTCGACCCGACATCCGCCAATAATGCAATCAACCCAGCCTATGGACGCTTCAAAGTAGTCCCGTGGATATACCTCGACCAGAACTCAACCACAAGCTGGTTCATGGTAGACTCCAGAATGATGAAGAAGTTCGCCACATGGGTTGACCGTATCGCACAGGAGAAACATACCATCATGGATTACGAGACGATGTCCATCAAGCAGATAATCTACTCATCCTTCGCTGTATACTGGAAGGATTGGCGGTTCATCTACGGACACTCTGTATAAGACAAACCACAGGGGGAGAGATTAACGTTCTTTCCCCCCCTTTTTAACACTACCAATGGAGGACTTATGACCACGAAACAAGCTGTAAACCCAGAGATAGACGACATCAAGCACGACGCCTTCACTGTCTTTACCAAATACGACATGAACCCCAACGGCACAATCGCATCCACCTATCCCATGTGGTTCTTTGACCGTATAAGAGAGGAGCTTGAAAACGACATAGTGGTAATGGAAAACCAGATAAAACGCAGTTATGTTCCTGAAGAACGTGTTCCAGAATACCGTGAAAACATTAAAAGACTCAAACACAAACTTCAGGAAATGGACGACGCTATCCCGAAATTCAACTCAAAGATAATGAACTTTATCAACGACGTCATTCCTACGCTTACCGAAAAGCTCGTCAACTCTCTTCCCACTCGAACCGAAATGGAAAAAGGTCTCATCTATCCAGAAGAAGAGGCAAGACGTATGACCACTCCGTGTATCCTTCTGAACGAAAAAGAAATCCGCTGGGCAAAGGCGTGTAACGTATCTCCACATAAAGGTATGGTATCACGGACACAGCTTGAAGTTATGTGGAAGATAGGAAGGAAGATACTCGGAGAAGACACGAACATAGAACGGATAAGGAAGGGATAACGAGGAGGGATAGAATGATGATATACGATAATGTCATACACTCTATTGTTGAGTTGAGTAATAAAAATATTGAGCGGATAAGGAAGGGATAAATGGCAACTGTCGGAGATATATTACAACTTACCTACGACATCTTAAACGAGTCTTCCTCATCTCCTTTTATCTCTTCCACCTATTCCTATGCCCTTCTCAACCAAGTTCTCAAAGACATTTACACCCGAACGAACCTAATTACGAAATCCACTACCATCTCCGTTACCTCTGGCACTTCTTCCTACTCTCTTCCGTCCGACTTCTACACTATCCCAACCCACGACCAGAACGATGACATCTGTATCTACCGCACAGATACTACACCCCAAATGCCAATCAAATATATCCCATACGATGACTACTGCCGACTATCCACTACCACGACCTCATCCACCCCATACTACTTTACCATCTCGAACTCCATCTCAACCTCAACCCTATCCTCCTCTCTCATCCTCTACCCAGCCCCAACCAGCACTATGACCATCACCTTAACCTACGTCCCTAATCCTCCTACTCTTTCTACTTCCGCCGACATTATTCCTCTTCCCGACGACCTCTCTCTCCCCATCGCATCGTTTATCGCCTTCCTTTACAAATATCGTGACCGTGACCCTAACTATGGTGACCGCCTGTTCCAGATATACGAAGTAGGGATAAAACGATATACTGGCAGACTCAACAAATCCATCCAGAGACCAACGGTAAAATGGATAGGATACGGAAGATAACGACAAACACCATCGTATACGGACACGAATGGATATGGAGAGAAGCTATATTTGTGAAATATTTCACTATCATGCCTATACCCATTACACAACAAAACACCATAGAGGCAAACTATGTCTAACGAAAAAGAAAAGAACATACCCTTTAACGGTAGACTCATAACCCAATATCACCCAACCCTTCTCAACGACGGCGACTTCTCCGAACTAACCAACTTCTGTTACACCCCTTCCTCTATTCGAACCATAAAGGGTATGACGAACTATAAATCAATTCACCAGACAGCAACAGACCGAACAATCGTATCATCCATCACTACCGACACCAAACACTCAACCTTAACCGCATATCAGACCTACTTAACCACAACCCCATCATCCACAGTGATAAGCGAAATATCGTGCAGTAATACTTTTCCATCCGACTCCATATACCTCATCTCTCAAGTATCTGGACAATATCGAATAATAGCCCTTAAACACTCCACATCCACAGCATACGTGAAAGGTCAAATAGTAATTCCTTCTACCTTAACCTCATCTATCACCACCTACTACCTCGAATGTGTCTCTAATGGAACTACAGGCTCTGCCGCCCCTGCTTTCGCCAACTACGATTACAACGACATCATCACCGACGGAACAGTTAAATGGATAAAACGCAAGGGCAACCTAATAGGAAAGTTCACCAAAGCCCCAGATGACACTATCGTATTCTGCAACGGACACCACAACCTCATCTACGGTGGTTCATCCCATCGTCTCGGGAAAATAATCAATACCGACTCTGTTTCTGGATTAGGAGCAGAACTACTAACCAATGGAAACTTCGCCGACAGTTCTGCATGGACATGGGGAACAGGCTGGACATGGGATAACGTTAATTACGAAGCCGACCATGCAACAGGTTCTACATCAAGACTATCCCAGAACATTTCCATCATCGCAGGAGCAACATATCAGATAGTCTTTACCCTCAAAAACGTAGCATCTGGCTCTGTAACCTTTTACGTAGGTAACAGAGCAGGGGCGACTCGTAACTCCGATGGAACATATACCGAACTAATTGTAGCCGCCGACACTTCCATCCCCATCTTCGTCCCCACAGCCGACTTTAAAGGCTCTATCGACGATGTATCCCTTAAACGTGTCTACTACCAGAACGATATAGACATAACCGAACAACTAACCAACGAACAAACAGACGATAGTCACATAGCCGTTCTCACCGTAGCGTCAGACGGAACTCTGTATCTCGACATCGGCTCTCCCTTAATGCTACGAGGAGTTAACGTCACTATAACCTCTCCTAATACGAACAACGATACTATCCTCACCGTCTACCGCAATACTACAACAGGCTGGATAGGTGGAACAATAATATCAGACGGAACTAACAAATTTACCGAAGTAGGCACTAACACAATCCTCTTCTCCTTTACCGATGACGACACCACCTACACCCTCGACAATTCCGACACTATAACCTATCTTCACTCTCAATTCCTCTACTGGTATTCCATCCGTCTCACACCCAACACAGGCACACTACCAGATACTATCACCCTCTCCTACATGACAGGATATACGATTATTCACTCTATCCCGAACATCTGGGACGGAACGCTGTCAATCCCATCTACCTTCCTAATCGAAACAGGAACAGACGCATACACTGATAATACGATAGAAGTAAGCAAACGAGAGAACTCTTTTTCATTCATCAATTCATGGCTACCATCTATAGGAACGACATCTCGTCTTTACCCTTATACTACTTATTACATCGGTTCTATTCTCCCTCTTGTCGGCTATCGTGTGTATTTCCCAGAGGCAGGGGAGACAATTACACCCCGTAACTGGACTAATACGAACACTTCCACCCTCACCGTCTACTACTGGGATGGAACTTCATGGCAAGCAGTATCAGGATTAATCGACGACACTCAAAACTTCACTAAAACCATCACCCATAACAAAAACGGGACTGTCATGTGGCTTCCTGTTACCAATGAAAAACAACGAAAACTCGGACACGACATTCCTCTTTACTACTACAAGGTAGTTTCATCTGCTACATATTCTAATCACACTTACATTGACTACATCGAACTTATCCCATACAACAAACCCATAGAAAAATACAATACCTGCACTATATGGAACAACCGTCTCGTCCTTGCAGGTTCTAATACATCCCCGTCTCGCAACGAAATCCTTTGCTCTGCTCCTAATTCTCCCTACATCTGGAATGGCGACCAGATTATCACCATGTATGCAGGCTCTAACACCCCCATCACCGCTCTTGCCACTCTCTACACTCGTTACGGAACAGATATAGCCGAAACCCTCATAATCTTTAAATCCAGCGAGATGTTCATGGTTACAGGCTACGACCAGGAAACAGTCAAAGTCTACCCCATTTCCCATACAGTCGGATGCCCCTATCCCAACACAATTCAATACTGCGACCTTGGCATTCGTATAACAGAAGGAGTCAACAGGGCAGTTGTAATATTCGCAAGCGATACTGCCATTTACCTATACGACAACGCTACAATAGTTTCTATTTCTGACGATATCGAAAACACCATATCTACCCTTCTTTCTTCCACCACAACCTTTACCTCATCTCACTATGACTCTACGAAATCATGGTATCATTTTCTATCTGGCTCATACGAATACATCTTCGACTTAATACACAAGAAATGGTTCAAAATAGACAGAGGGACAAACAAACAACTATACTCTGGAATATTTTACAAAGGTATATCATACGGCTTCACCTCAACCTTAATGACAACGCTCAACACAGGCTACACAATGCTCGGTTCATCCTATACTTCTTCATTTACCACAGCCCTTAAACCCCTTGAATCATCTCTTGCGGTTGAATACAATATACGTAGAATGAAATTACTTGCTTCTCCATCATCTTCTACTTGCACACTTTCTCTCATAACTGACACATCCACCTATTCCCCATCCTCAATCTCTTTATCTACTTCTTCTCCTATCCTTATCTCATCCCCCATCAACCTCAACCTTGACGGGACAGTATTAAAGGTTACAGGAACGGTAACAAACGTATCATCCGAAACCGAACTGCTTAACATAACACTGCTCTATTCACCAAAACGAGTAACATGGTAACGACAAACAACACAAACGATATAGGAGGTTAACATGCCATACTACGCACCAGCATTAAGTTTCACAGGCGTAGGAAATATACTTGAACAGGAAAACATACGGCGTGCACTCGGTCAAACAGGACTTACTCCCTCTCAACTCGATAGATATGCAAGAGCAGCTATAAACGAAATGTATATCCCATACCAGAACAGAATGATGTCAGAAGAAAAATTAGCGGAAGAACGCAGACAGTTCGACATAAAGCAACAATTAGCAGAAGACGTCCTCAAACAACAGCAGAAGGCAGGATTGTTAGGTGCGATAACTAATATAGGAACGACACTGGGGGGAGGATATTTGATGTATAAAGCGTTGAAGCCGAAAGAACCAACGACGCCTACTCCTTCTATCTCTACTGCATTGTCTCCAGGAATATCGATAGCACAATCGACTCCTGAATATATTAGCTACACTATTCAGCCTGGAGCAATAGAGAGAGCATACGGACTTACAGGTGAGACGACAGGAGCTGGAGCGGGAGCACAAGCAGGAACTCAAGCCACTCAATCAACCTGGTCTGCCCTAACCTCATCCCCATACTTCGTCCCGGGAGTAGCAGGAGGTTTGAGAGCAATAGGCGGTCTGGTATCAGGTGAGCGACCAGAAAGAGCATTAGCAAGAGGTGCTGGAACAGCTGCAGGAACATACGCAGGGGCACAAATAGGAACTGCGATAGCCCCAGGTGTAGGAACAGTAATAGGCTCGATTATAGGTAGTGTTGTGAGCGACCTGTTAGGTGATTCGTGTATCATCGTAACTGCCATACACGGCAGGGACTCTGAACAGGTAGACATAGCAAGGCGTTTTCGTGATACCTTCCTTGACTCCCCAACCCTTCGTGGCTACTACTTCCTTGCAGAACAAATCGTCCCCTTTATGAAACTCTACCCCGACTTCAAACATTATGTCAAAACACTCCTTGTCGATAAACTAATTCAGTTCGGAAGGGCGGTATTCGACAAACAGCCTGTATCCGATGAAGCCATTTCCACAACCCTATCGTTCCTCTCAACCTGCAGACAGATAGGACTCGGCATACCACAATACAAACGAATGAACGGGGAGGTAATTTAAATGCTCACGATATACGCTTTTACAACATACACTCTAACGATAATACCCATAACGACAACATTTACGACCTTCCCCATAACACAAACAGGAGGTGATTTAAATGCCTAACTACGTATCTCCTCTTGAAGGAATATCTCAAGGAATGCAACAGGCGTTAGGAACACTCGGACAAGTAGCTAATCTTTATTCTACTGCACAGAACATACGTGAACAAAGAGAGTTAGAGCCATTAAGACGTCAACAGGCAGAGTTAGGACTCGAATCACAGAAACTTGGACTCGAAACACAGAAAATGCAACGTGACCTAACTGAAATGCAGCTATCCGAACTTCTCCAACCTTTTGACATTCACGCATTTAAAGGACATGCTTTGTATACGCCAGAAAACGTTGAAAGGTTCAATAATTATGCAGATACAGTAAAAAAATGGGTAAAAGGCACTCCATACGAACGATATTGGTTTACAAAGGACGATAAGACGACAACGCTCGTGTGGAAAAGCTTCCAGAAACAGATAATGCTCGACCCAAAAGAACTCGACGCTATCCTCAGCAGCACCATAATATCAAAGTCCAACGAACTCAACCAACTACAACAGGGATTACAGAACTTAGATAAAGAGATAGAAAAGGCACGAACAACAGGCGATGTAGATGGAATGAGAAAACTTGACGAACGAAAGGCAGGCATTGTGGAATTGATAAATCATCTAAAAGGACAGATAGACCATCTTGGAGAACAGCGTGAGAAGATTGCCCCAATCCGAGATATTCTGCAAATGGAAGGAGAAAAGAATAAAGCGTTATGGAAAATTCCTGTAAAGCTTGATGAAGATAAGTATGGCGTAGTATACGGAACACAGAAAGGAATACAGGTAAAAGAAATCCCTGGAGAACCAATAGATGTATTAAAGACAGAAAAGACTCTAAATGCAATGGCACAAAGACAAAGAGAAATGAGAGAAGGACAGAGGTGGTGGGTTTCCGCAAAGAATTATACCATTCAACCGCCACAACATAAGAGAGTTAGCGGTGCATTACCAATAACAGTTACCGTTTATATGGATAGGCAAGGGAAACAATATATTCAGACAGAGAATGGCGATATTGTCCCTGTTGGAGGCGATTTAAACAAAGCGATATGGGAAACGAATCGTAAAAGATTAATGGAGATGGGACATTCATACGCAACTGTGGTAGGAGGAAAGGAAGGAGAATATAAGTCAAAAGAAAAAGGTTTTACAGCAGTATTTGAGAGATAGCCACAATCAAAGGAGTAACTCATGCCAACAGTCACCCTTACAGATAAAGACAATAAAATAGCAAAGATAGAATGGAAAAAAGATACTCCCCCAACAGAACAGGAATACGAACTCCTCTACGACTATGCCAAAGAAAACAACCTATTCCAAGAACCTAAGGGAACAGCAAGAAAAGCATACGAATATGTTACGTCTGATGAGGGACTTAAGTCGATAGGGGAGTGGATAGGAACAAAACTGGCAGAGAAAAAGACTGGCGTAAAATTCGCCGAAGAGCCAGAAATCAAGTGGGGGAAGGCTCTAACCGAAGCTGGATTGAGCTTTGCCGAAGCACTTCTACCCGCCGCAAAATTCGCAAAAGCACCAGTTCTGCTCTCAAAAGCATACAATATAGGTAAGTGGGCAGTATTCGGACCAGCAATGGGACAAAGGGCAGTTGCACTCGGAGCGGCAGGTGTAGGTGGTGCATTGACAGGAACATACGAAGGTGCGCTTGAATATATGAGAAAAGCCCAGGAAACTATGGGAAAATATACACCCAACATCCCTTACATCAGCGGTAGAGGTGTTGGCGGTGTATCACAGGCGATGTTTGGGGCGTTTGAATTAGCTGGTGAAACGATAAAGGATAATGTCAGACAAGAACTCCTCAAGAGAGGAGCAAGCCCAGCGAAAGCAGAACTTTTAGGGGAAGTGGCAAGTGATGTGGGTATTATCGGAGGTATAGCTGGTGGTGGTAAAATTAGACGCAAGACTATGTCATACTTCAAAAAAGCCTCCGAAAGGGTTCATGCCAATCCGTTATTTGATGAATTACTTGAGCAAAAAGCCAATGCCCCTGATATACGCACAAGAGTAGATGCAGACATAGCCATCAAACGTATTTACGGTCAAGAACTTAAAAACACTATCGTAGAGGACTATCTCACTTCAAAGGAAGTTGGTCTTGCCGAAAAAATAGCAAAGATTAACGAAGAAATAAAAAGGATTAGAGAAGAACATCCTGCGATAGAACGAACAAAAGAGGGTCTGCAAATATCCAAATGGCAGGAACGTGTAGAAGGGTTACAAAAAAAAGCCATTAACCTCACCAATGAACTTAAAAAAACCAGAGCACGATTAGCAAATATAGACACAATCTCAAATGCCATACCAGAAAGGGTGTCAATATCCGATATTCCTGCGTTTATTAGAAAAGGAAGATTTATAGAAGAACTTGAAAAAGGAACATCCCCAGACGACATATTGAGACAGTATGAAAGGCAGTATGGAGAAATCGAAAGGGATGTGCAAGTCCCAAAATACAACAAACAGGGAAAGATTATCGGTTATGAAAAAGTTCCAGTAGAGGAGTTATACAACACACTTAAGGAACAGGCAGACATTCAAAGAGCACAGACACTTGAACAGCAATCCATTCAACCAATACCAGAAGAAACGATACCAAAACCAATAGAATATCCAGAAAGATTATCCGAACTACCGCCAGATATAGCCGAAACATATAGAACACTGATTGAACAGGCTGAAACCAAAAAAGGTATACCGACAGAGGAAATACAACCAAGACCGATAGAAGAGCCAACAAAGACTATAGATGAACGAATAAGAGCAAGGTATGGTGAAAACGTATTAAACCAGATACAGGCAGTTACAGAACTTAAACGAACAATCAATGAACTCAAATCCCAGCTCCCCGAAGACTTCAGAGACAGACAGAAATCTTACTACCGTATGTATAATGGATTAAAGAAGAAGGGAGTAGTAGAGGAAGAGGCGTTAAAGAAAGCGACAGATAAATACGGTAACATCCCCGAGTTCGAGAAGATAAACGCACAGATTAGGGAATTGGAAGACCAGCTAAAGGAGACAGTAAAGAAGAAACCAGAACCCATACCTGAACAACCTCCGACTACCGAACAAATACCTTCTCCCAAGCCTTCTGAACCTCTCTTCCCCGAAACTACACAAGTGTTGGAACAAGCACGAAACCCTTACGTAGGAGCTTACGAATTACTCAAAAGGGGAGTTCCATACGAAAGAGTGATAAGGGTATATCCAGAACTGAAGGATGTAAGTCAGGAAAGGATAATCAGAACTGCGGAGGAAATAACAAGGACAGAACAGGTTCGTCCAGAAGCAACGATAATCCCAGCAACCGCATATACCCCGAAGGAAAGGATAAGCGAGAAAGAGTTGGGTGGGAGAATAATAGAGAAACCTGTAGTATTAGTCGAACGTGAACCAGCACTGAAACCTTGGATAAAGGAAGTTGAAAAATATAAAACCGTAGAAGACTTTATCCAGAATAAAGGTGTCCAGAGATATGAAGAACCTGATGTTTCCCCTTCTTTTGACAAGCCACAAGGACTATACACTACACCTGTAAAATATGAATCTCCTCATGCATACCTTGGTGGAGAAAAAACGGTATATGTTCTCAGACCAGATATAAAGGAAGTTACTGTAGATGCGTCTGGTCTTCCTAAAGTAAGAATTGGTGAAAGAGGAGTCCACCAGATGGCTGCTTCCCTTGTCTGGTTACGCCAACATTTCCCCCAAATGGCAAAAAAGATTGGGA